ACCTAACAACTGGCCCCAATGGTTCTTTTGAGATAATCTCTGGAAGAATCATGTGCCGGTCAGTGTCTTCAAAACTCAATCGGTTCGATGCAAGACCAGACCTATCCGTACCATACATATCACACTCACCTCTTTTGTATACGTTCTTTGTTTTTTCATTAGGTGGTACTGCGACAGGAATATAATTTATTTCATGTAATTCCATAAAGTCTGCAATGTTCTTTGCAGCTGTTCCAGTACCACTAAAACATATCCTTGCTCCTTCCATCTGTTTTGCAGAAGATACTCCAAGAGTTTTCCTTACTATGAATCCTTGACCATCATAGTAGGTTGTGGGCATGAATTCCAGTTTCTTTGCAACATTTCTTGTGTAAGTAAACGTGGTTGTTGCAGAAAGAACATCTATTGAACCATCTATCAAAAATTCAAATCGTGTCTTTCCATTGACTATAGTAAATTCGATTGCATTTGCATCACCAAACATTGCAGCTGCAACAGCACGACAAATATCAACATCGAAACCTTCCCACCTATTACCATCTTCTAAATGCCACATTTCTTGCGAGAAGCCAGGAAACTCATCATTGGTTCCACAAATGACATTTCCTCTTTTCTTCACTCGATCAAATGTTGAACTATACGTTGGAATATATTCTGATGTAGAGTTATCTTCTATGACTTGTCCCTCAGCAGGAGACAATGCCATCATCCAAAATACCCAAATTAAAGATACAACAAGTTTACCCATCATAATCATTGCAATGCCCGATATATTGCTAACAATTCCTCATCTGCAATCGGGGCGGTCATAGTATAATATCTCTGGTGGCCAACCGACATGAATGCTTTAATGTCAGAAAAACTAGGATATTTCATTAAGAGATTGTGAAGAAGATAATCTGGACTTAAATGACAAGATGCACATTGATTATCTTTTGCAAATACTCTGGTTGATTTTTTAAATCGTTCTGATTGAACTAATACAGAGTTGAGATCCTTTTCCATCCATGTAACTTTTTCTTCTATATCTGGAATAACCAAAAAGGTTAAGTATATAAGAAGTGCAATAATAACATAGATAAATGATTTACTTGCAACTATTTGATCTTTAGCAGAAAGTTCCATTTGTTGAACTTCTTCAACTTTTTTATCTATTTCTTCAATATCATGTTGTAGTATTTTTTCATCTTCACCATTTGCAATTTTTTTATCTTTTTCAGCCATAATTACCTCACTTCTTTCCTGCTTCGTTTAACTTCTTGGTGATTTGTTGTTGAAACCATTTGAGAACAATTGGTATGCTCACATTGGATGTCAACCCAAAAAGATAACCTATGGGATAACGATAACTTTCATAGGCCGCAAGTTGTGGAACATTTGTAAATACAATAGAAATCAACAAATATCCAGTTGCTGACATTCCCATATTGATAATTAAATCAAGTAAAATCAACCATGCATGGCCACTATACTTGTCCCGATTATCATTTCTATAATTAAATAGAAATATCCAAAAAGATGAAAAGAGGACTAACCCCAGCATCATCAATTCAGAAGTATTAAATATATCAATCATTTTGTTTTGTCTCTCTTTTGACCAATTTTAATAAGTCAGCAGTACTACCAACGAATAATGCATTAGTCACGTTTTGTGCTTTTGTGACCTCCTGTCGTTCTCCATCATTTTCTATGATTTGTTTTTTGCGATGGAGTTCCATTAATTTTTCTTGTGTATCAGTCATATTTTTTAGAAGTTGACCAAACACTTCAAACGCTCTTGGTGATTCTTCTGCTTTCGCAATCTCCAAAAGTTCATCCATGGCATCTCTACCACGTTCTATAATATGATACATATTTTCACGAGCATATCGAAAATCTGTATCTTTTTCTTCTCCATCTATTGTGGCAGGAAGAACTTCTGAAGTATTTAGAACCTCAGCCTCTGTATAATACGCTTTATTATGTTCAACGAGTTCAAGATGTTTTTCAATCCTTTGCTCTACTAATTTTTCAACTTTCATCAACTATCGGTTCCGCTTACTGGATCATAAGTTTTGGGATTTGGGAAAAATTCAAATGTTTCACTAAAACCAAAATCCTCATCATCAATTGCATCTGTAGTTTTTGGTACAACAGTTTGTCTACTTACAGTTCCACCAGCAGAAGCCTGAGATGTTTCTGTTAGTATTCGTATTCGTGTTGCATCATCAGTTGGATGACTATCTAAGATCATATAATTTCGTCCATATGCTGTACTATCTTCTGCAACAATATAAGCAGGATCGGCTGTTGTAACAGAAGACATGATATGTGTATCTACAACCGATGTTTCAATAATCTTAGCATTATCTGCAATAGATGGATATAAATATCCTTTCATCAAAAAAGAAAGTGTCCAAATAATAGAGCGTCTAGTTGCAAAATCACCTTCATATGTATCTTCACTTGTAACTGAAGTTAAAACAAGCGGTATATCTCGTTTCTCGCTCATTGAAGAAACAAGATTCATCGTTACTGTAAATTCTGGTGTAAAAAATGGAAGAATCTGTTCTAGGATCTGCGTACCATCTTCTGCATTCTTAACATAAATGTAAAGTGAAAAATCCCAATTATAAGGAACTGGATTAAATTGTTTTTTAAGTCCTGTAGTTCCTGCTTTGACATTCCGCCCCATCGTATTGAGTTTTCTCGCACCATCATAAGTCATGGCGGTCAACTCAAATCCCATTCGTGGAACAGTAAGTGCTACTTTTGGATTTAGACTTGGATCTTGACTGATCCTAATCAACATCTTGTCTTTGGGCCCATAAGAAAGAGGAATCTTGATTATTTCAGTTACGGCATCACTACTATCAGTTCTACGAACTTCAATACTATTAAATAACGAACCAAACGCAACCACCATCTTTCTTGAGGTTTGGTGATAAAAATATGTTCCAAACATTACGGATTATCTCCAAATGGATTCGTTTCAGAAAAGTCAAAGACGGAATCCGCATCAATCTCAAACTGTTTAGTACTACTTACTTTATCAGATGTTGAATCATCAATTGTTTGTAATGTTTCAGTAGTTTCATCGGTTGTATTCTTAGTTGCATAAGTTCCAGTAGCCAGACTTGTTGCACCTGTAATAATTTCTGTCAAAGTAAATGTGCCTGTCATATTGATGAGATACAAGTAACTTGTTGCGGAATCCCATCGAGCAACTTCACCAGTAATTGCCGAAGTTCCACCTGTAACTGTTTCTCCTACAGTAAACGTTCCAGAAGTACTTGACAGTTCAAATGTACGAACAAAAGATTGTTCTCGTTCAATATCATCAACTGTGTCTATTCCAGTATCAAGTGCTTCATCGGAATAAGTAAAGAGTTCACAAGTTAGATCAAATGTTGGGAGTGCGCCTGCTTGATAAAAGGGTAGTTCGTGTTCAACAAACATGATTTGGAAGAGTTTGCTGGTCAAACCAAAATAGATGAGATCACCCTCTTTTGGTCGAGTTCCTATATCCAAACCTTCCCATGCTCGTCTTGATAGGGAAAATATGATTTGATCACGTACTTCTAGACCAAATTTAGAAACGAGATCTCCCTCACCTTCAAAACCATCAACGGACTTGATGAACATCTCCACCGAATATGCATCTTTATATTCGGAAATAGAATCCTCGCCAAGAATCGTATCTTCATTGACAAGAGTTCTAGGAATGTAATTTACATCATAACCAGTTACTTTAATTGATTCGGTGACAATCGAATGTAAAAGTTCTTGGTCATTTTTCGCATCAAAGTTGCGGAAATATGAATTTGTAGCCATTCGATTATCCTACATAAAAGTTATCGGGCGACTGATATTTCAGTTGCAATTCCTCGTCAAGTCGTTCTAGTTCTGTATTTCCATCATCATAAATTTGTCTTCCATTCAATGTCGCCCCTCCTGGCAATTGCATTCCTTCAAACTTGATTAAATTTTGACCCCATTGTTTCTTAAATAATGCAATCGTATATTTTTTCAGAAAAATATCATTGTATATTTCTGTATAAGTTGCACCATCAATCTTTTTGTAACATTGGACTATAATCCAATCACCAATATCAACTGCATTATCCCAATCCATATCCAGATGAAGTTTATCTGTCATGCGATTGAACCTCATTTGTCGTGATGTTCCACTTGAAAACATTTGATTCAAAAGAGAAAGATTTTGTTTAGTAGATGCAAAATAGGCTAATCCACCAGCACCTTGAAGAACACTTGGAAGTTCATTTAAATTAAACTGATATTCAACCGAAAACATATCGTTTGAAGAAAGTGCTCGACTGATTGGTAAAACATCTCTTATTCCAATAATTGTATCATCAATTGTTAAATATCGTGTATCTGCATTTCCAAATACAACGGCTGTTGCTTGTGTTGCATGGACTGTTCCAGTTGCAGAAGAACTTGAACCTGTTACCGTTTCTCCTGAAGAAAACGTAGCACCAGAAGTATTTGCAGCTCTAAGTCCATTTCCATCTTTGTGTTCCTTGAATTTCAGAACGGTAGTACTTGTTACTTCATGTATTTTTGCAGTTGCATTTGATGTTCCGCCCGTGATTGTTTCATCGGCAGTAAATGTTCCAGTAGATGCACTTGCAAAAGTCAATGTACTTGCAGTCACTTGTTCTGGTAAATAATGTATTTCAGTTCCATCAAAATGATACTCTTGAAACATTTGGATTGATTCATCAATCATATCATTCATCTGTTCATCTGCAAGATTGATATCAATTACTGGTTTGCCGAGTTTTCTCAGACAATATTCTTTCAGTTCTGTAGTTGATGCTGGTTGTGTTGATGACATAGTTTCATTTATCCGTTGGTAACTTCAGCAGAAGCTTCAACTGTAATAAGCCCCTCTGCAAGTCGTTCTTTAATTACACCACCACTCTGTGTATATGTAAGACTATAGTAGTATTTTCCCTCTACAAGTTCTGCTGTTTGAGTTGCAGTCAACGAAAAGGTACAGTTTGCACCAGTAAGAGAAGTTGTAAATGATTGGGGTTCGATTGTTATATTATCCCCTACATCACCTCCGCTTCCATCTGTACTGTCAAGCAATAACTCTCCATCAATAGAATCTTCTAATCTGAGGATAGGTGCATAAGAGAAATTCTTGACCATTGCGCCCGCAACTGTACCAGAAGAGATCGTTACAGCTACAGAAGCCGAACTTTCTGCACCTATCGTTTTCTCAAAGGTAGTGCCTTGATCAATTATATAATTTTGAACTTTTTTCTTGATTGTAAGTGCCATCGAACTTCCATAAGGGGTTATGCATATTTATAGGTTTTATACATATATTTATTCTATGTAAGTTTTTGAGGGTATTACAGAATTTTGACTTTTTCGTGTCCGATTCGGATTTTGGGGTCAATCCAGATATCGTGTCCGTTTTCACGAGCTCGGAGACAAAATTCTACATCATCCCACACAAACTCTTCCCAACCATACTGTTTCCACACCTGTTTTCGGGGGTAAAAATAGGGGTATTTCATCTGTTCGATTACACCATATTTACATAACATCCAGCCCATGCCCGTGTAATCGGCTTTGAACAACTGCCCTTTTTTTGCTTCGATGTTTTTATCTTGCATGAATTGATAATGTATCCATTCTTCAAAGAACTCTTCATCCATCGTTTCAACGGTTGCATAATTCACATCATCTGACATTTTGTACATGCCAGACACGATGTCTTTGTCGTGTTCTATGAGTTTGAAGAAATCTTCTGGTTTAAACACCATATCGGAGTCAATCCACATGATGTAATCGTAGTCCACTTTGCCATTAAATGGTTTCTGGTCTACACCTCTCTCAATAGATGCACCAAGCACTTTTGTTCGTGCGTGGTAGATATTACAGAGATAATCTTGGGAAAGTCCGTAAGAAATTTTGTATTTGGGGAGTTCTGCGAGGAGATTAGTCCAGCATTGCAAAAACCTGCCGGAGTAAGATGCTCCCGGCAGACAGAATATAATTTTCATAATTTTTCACTTGGTTAATAATTTTTGTTTTTATGCGTTTTCTAGTGCTGTTACTTTTGCTGATAGTTCTTTGATTGCTTGTAGT